GTAAAGTTCCTGGGGTTGGAACAATGATTCCATTCGGTAAGTTCTTCAACAACACAGTCGCATTTACAGCCAGAAACACTCCTGGACTCAACATGGTAGCAAAGGCTACAACTGGTAACTTACAGAAAGATACGTACAGTGAATTATTCACACGAAGTGTAGTGGTGGGGGGTATGCTTACATACTTCTCAACAGATTACCAAGATAGACGTAAACAAGGACTTGACATCTATCAGACACGGAACAAAGAAACTGGCGAAGTAATGAACCATGAGTTTGAATACCCTATCTCACTGTTGATGGGTGTAGGAGCTATCATGTCATATAGAGGGACAGGTGAAGCACCTCCATCTGATCTAATAGAAAGAGTGGTAGAAGACTTTGGTATAGGTGGTCTGACAAGAGGTCTGAGTAAGGCATCTAACGATTTACTAGAAGGTGTAAAGTATTCGATAGCTGGTGACTATGAAGAAGCTGGGCATGAGCTATCAGATGTTCTCAAGACATTAGGTGGTCAAGTTGTCTCTGGAGTAACACGTCCATTCCAACCAGCAGATGAGCTGTTCGGTGTCTTCTCAAGCACTGAGATGCGGCCCACCGTAGCCGCTGAAGGCGATAAGATGTTTGGTCGATCATTGACCTACATTAACAACATGCACCAACTCCTTACTGGTAAAGATGAACGGCCAATCAAATATGATATAACTGGGCCATCGCAAATACAGTCTGGAACCTTGGTAGGTAAGAGACCAGTTATGCTTACCAACACGGCAGGTTTGATGAACTTATTAGGTCGTGAAGGTTGGAAAGAAGGTGCTACCTCACGCCAAAGAAAACTAGCACCAGTAGCGTCTAATGCATATGAAACAATACTACATGAACAGATAGAACGTTTATCATCAATTTTGATGAGTGATGAAGTATTCTTAAGTAAACCTCAAGAAGTTCAAAACGCAGAGTGGAATAGCATAATGGAGGATATGAGGGAGTTAGCTAGGAATAACCTAGCATCTAACTACATGGGGGCTGGGCAAACGATAGCACTACAGTTTGAAATAACTAGAGTGTCCTCTGCCTCAGATATAAGAAGTTCTATAAGTGAAATAGGCTTAGACGGAGACCTAGGTGAACTGTCCTTGGTTCAGATGAGGAAACTTAAGGCACACATGGATGCTCAAAAGTTGGTTACGGAGTCAGAGCTTCAACTAGGTGTTAGTAGAATTAAGACTAATAGCTATTAGTAAGATTTCAATGTAGAAACACAAAAAGAAGCCCACCTCTGGTGTTAACCAAAGGTGGGCTATTTAGTTAGTCTTTGTTTTTAAGCAGTAGATCAACATACCTGTATGCTTCTCTAACTAGTTCTGCTCCTCTAGACGAGCTACCTGTTGCTATCAATCCTCCTAAGATTGGTGCTGCTAGTAGCTCCTTTGGTGGGTCAGAGTAACTAGCTGGTAGCGTTACATCAGCCTTTCGTTGAGCGAAGGCCTTAGCCTCTTGTTCCAAACTGGGAGCAGGAGGTTTCTTGCTTTTTAAAGACACTGTCTTTTTACTGGGTTTAATGACTTTAGTCATCTATATACCCTTCAGCTACTAATCGTGTTGAATCCCAGAGGTGGTGGTCAAGCCAATTATCATCAACTACATTATCAAATAGACTCTCTACAGTATCACCAGCTACAAAGTCCCATAGATCATCAGTGTTATTAAAGACAATATACTGATCCTTACTAGTAAACGCAGATATAACAATAGGTAACTCTATTATAAAGCCATTACGTACGAAGTGACTAGTCGCTATACTACCCATGTGGATACTAATATTAACTAACTGCTCTTTAGGGACTTGTATTAGCTCTGAATACGGTAGATGAGCATTATGAAACCCAACTACACCGTTAATTCGGAGGTCTGAAGCTCCTATGAAGGCGTAGGCACATGCGCTTAAACAAGCGTAACCAGTATTTACGGTAGCTTTGATATTATGATCATACAGAACGTCTGCTAGGTCAACACCTTCAGCCGCCGAACCTCCTAGCGAGTTGAAAGCTACCTCCCTAATGTCTGGGTTCATTAGGAGGAAGTTATCGACTCTCTCAGCAGTACCCTTCGTAAAGAAGTCTGCTATAACCAAAATGCCTTTGCCATTGACATCAACCCTAGTCAAAGTCTCAGCATTAACCTGAGTCCCTAAAGTTAGAGCTGTTAATGCGGCTAATATAATATTTCTCATCTATGTCTTTCCTCCATCGCTAAAACCATTCTGTTAATATACCATTGAGCTTTCTTGCTATCCTCAACGGGGTTACCTTTGTAACCTGCTCTGTGGTTATACTTCATGGCGTTACCTTTACAGTAAGCTATGAAGCCATCTAAACCTAGCACTTGCTTGATATAGTCAATACATTCAATACCGTCTGTATGATTGTAGTGGTAAGGTTTATTAACTGAGTCATAGGCATCTGAGTTATCTTTCATTGATTTACATTCTCCACATTTCAAATCATCATCTAGAAGATAGCCACACTTCATACAGATAGTACCGTACATCACCTAATCTCCCTTTCGGCTGCATCCTGTAGACGGTCCATCGCTACAGCTAGGGCAGCTCCTAGCTCACTGAAAGTGGCCTCCTCTGCGACTTCCTTGATATTACCCCACGGTGACTTAAAGGACTGCACGGTACTACGTGTGCTACCTTGAGGTGCGTCTTGCGTCATAGTGTGAGAAGGAGGTGAACCCTCAAAGACGTTATTTAGGAAGTCAAGTAAACCCGTTTTATCAGTAGGTACGTCAATACTCTTAAAGTCTTTACCAAATAACTTCTTGGCATCAGCCTGAGTACCAGCGTACTTTAAACCGTTAGTATATAAGTTCATGTGAAAGCCTCCATTATTTCAATAAGTAATTATAACATACATTTAGTCATTTGTCAAGTCTTTATTTATAAAAGATATGACGACCTACTCTAGCTATACGTTCAAACCTATGCCTCCAGGATGGTTTAACGTAATAAGCATGGAAGAAGAGAGAGCCTGTCTTGGTACCTTCCCCAGTTAGTGCTTCCTCTGCAATAGTCATAGCCTGTGTATATAGCTCCTTGTTTCTAGGTCTGTCACTCTTGCCATCAGAAAAGAATGAAAACTGTCGGTGTTGTTTCACTACCTTACAGGCCGTGTCAGGCCATCTGGAGTCCTCTACCCTGTTAAGAATAGTCTCAGCTACCAGAGCCTGACCTAGAAGAGATTCACTCCTAGCCTCAAAGTATACTGCAACTGCGATGCACGTCAATGTTGTAACCATTTAAACACCTTCCTTAAATGATCCTTAAAGGGACACCACTCTATTAAAGAAATGCCCCTCTAGGAAATCATATTATGTTATGTCAACTAACTCACAGGTATCCCCAGTGCAGCTAAGGGTTTGACTTCCTGATGTATTATCCTCCTTTTCATAATCAGATAACTTAGACCAGTCTATCTTCTTAGGCATTAAAGACTTAAGTGTCTTATAATCAGAAGCACCGCACTCCTGATATGGAGCCTGTTGGTATGTGCCACCATCGTACGGTAAGAACGATACACCTGACATCTCATCGAAGTGTCTGTATACGAATGCTCCAACCTCCATCCATTCGTGATCCTGTACTGAGACCGTTACAGATGGTTTATGCTCACACCAATGACGCTGATACATCAACCATGTCTCTAGCTGTTGAATAGCTGTAACATCCTTACGTAGAACGGCACCCTTTGGTGACTTCTGTGGGAAGCTAAACACTGAAGTAGTCTCTGGCTTCATCACACAAGGCTCACTAGGCACTCCTTGATCCTTCATAAACTGTGTGAGAGGATCTTTGTTGTCGCCACGTACAGTCCTGATATAATACTCAGAGTGCCGTGTGTGAATACCAGATGCACTATCAACAAGCTGTGATACAGTACCACTTGGCTTGACACAAGTTATGGCGGCAGAGACAGGCACACCTAACGTGAAGGCCCACTCCTTGTTGGTCTTAATAGCTACCTGCTTTAGATGCTCAAGTGTTTTCTCCAAACCCTTATTAGATGAAGTCATCAAGGCGTTATCCATGATGCCTGTTAGAGATACACCCAATAGACGCTCCTCGTCTGTGTTACGTTGCCATACTTTACGAAGGTACGGGAACTTTGTGTAGGTAGACTGAATAGTACCAAGAATAGTAGCTAACCTAACTTTATCTGATAGGTCATCTAAGGTATCCGTAGCTCGTACTACCACCTCCGTCAGATTACAGAATTGATAAGGACGTAGTATAATCTCACTACAAGGGTTAGTACCGAACTCATGGTTAGGATCACGTCTACCGTTCTTAGCAGCTTGGTTCTTTGCAGCTTGACGATTGAAGACTCCACGCTCTCCTGACTTGCTCTCTACGAGTGCAGTCCATTCACGCATGAATGTATCCATATCTGGACGCTCAGTATAGCAGACACTGTTGTTAGATAACGCCCGTTGAGCATCGTTTTCCCACCATTGACCAGACTTAGCGTGACGCATACGATCATCTGATAGATTAGACAATGAGATCATAGCTGATCTACGAACACCACCTACGACTACCACCTCACCGATCTTACACATAATGTCATGGCATTCGATAGAAGCTAACCTACGTCCCACAGCTTTATGGAAGATGTCAATGGTGAAGTTGAATAGGTCAACTAAAGGCGCTGGGCCTGATGCCCTACCACCAAAGGTCTTTAACTTAGCCCCTGCTGGTCGCACAAGTCCAATGTCCCATTGAGGAATCTCACCAGCCCATAGCAAGCTGAGTAACTGACGATAAGCCTTAGCCCAACCCTCCTTGCTATCCTTGACAACAATAGTAGTCTCACTCTTGAATAACTGATCTGGGACTTCAGGTAGCTTAGAGACGAACTGACGCTCTACACTGAAGCCTACTCCTGTGCCACACAGCAAGATGAACATAGCCTCATCGAATGATTTAGGATCATCTACAGGTAAGTATGAGCAGTTATACATACAGGTGTTGTCACGGTTAGCCGCTAGACCTGCTGTCATCATGGCTCTCATAGAAGGTGTAATGCTTAAGTTAAAGAGAGCCTCACGTATAGCCTTGTAGACTTTACCTTCACTTATATGAGGGACTACCACGTTATCAAGATAGCGGTCTACAGTCTCTCCAAAGTTCTCTCTACGGCCCTCATCAGGCAACCAACGTGCGTAACGGCTGGTGTGAATAAAGGATGCATAATCTGTTGGTAATTGATTGCTCATTGTCTTCCTCGCCCTGTCATTGTTTTATCTTCGTCTAACCAAATAAGCCTCGAAATGTCACATCGACTAATGCCAATATCGTTCAGCTCAGCATCTGACATCTGGTTAAGTATCTTGATTGTACGCCTATGTTCGGCCCTTGTCACTAAGTAATTAGTTATACGCCAAATGTATTTACAAACTCTACTCATTATCTATTATCTCCACTCCCGTTTAACTTACCACGCTTCTCGCGGTCATTCAGTTTATCAACATTCA